CTTTTACAGCAGGTGCTTTCGCAGGCGAAACTACGGGTACTTTCTCAGGTGTTACTATTACTCCTGCAAGAGTTGAAGCTGAAATTGAATTTTACTCTAACTCTCTATTCGGGAAAGTAAAAGCTCAATTAATGAAAGGTAACTTTGAGTTCGATAACATTGACGGTACTGCTGTTAAAAATGTACTTATCGACTTAATCGCACAAGGAATTAAGGCTGACTTTAACAGACAGTTATTCTTAGGCGATTCTTCTCTTACTTCAGGTGGAGATTACTTAGACTACAATTCTTACGATGGTATATTCCAAGTATGTAAAGATACTTTAGCTGCTGCTCAAAAATTAGACGTATCTGATGTTACAGGTGTTGCTAACGATGAAGCTCTTAACGCTGCTCCTGAATTATTATCAGCAGGAAATCACGTATTCTTTGTATCAGGCGATATTTACGACAGATACTCTGAGTATTTAGAAGGTACAGGTTATGCTGCGGCAGGACACTCTGTACTTGTAAACGGTATTCCAAACTTAACTTACAGAGGTATTCCTGTAATTGTTCGTAGAGATTGGGATGTAGCTATTACTGCTGATTTTGCTATTATCGAAGGTGCTTCTGCTGCTGTTGAAACTCACAGAGCTGTTTTAACTACTCGTGATGCAATCATCGTAGGTACTGACTTTAGTGAAAGTGCAATGGAACAATGGTATTCTCAAGACAATAAGTCTTACAGATTCCGTGTATCTTATATGTGTGGTGTAGCTTTAGCTGATGCTAAATTAGCTGTTATCTACACACCTGATGCTTTAGCATAATTAATATAATTAATGGGGGATGAAATACTCCCCCTTAATTTTTAACTTTTAAATAATAATAAAATGGCAATAGAAAATTTAAGCATAGCACATTCTGACTTAGAGGTTAGAGGTGGTTTGCAATACGTTGCAATAGGGCTTTTATCAGATGCTTCAGCTATGACTTTTGTAGATGCAAATGCTCATACTGTATCTTATACTGCTGCTGCTGACTTAGAACTTTTTGACCTTAAACAAGGTACGGGTTCTTTAGCTACAAGTGGCTCAAAAGAAGGTGGAACAATTATGTTTGAACACACAGTTTCTTTCTACGTTCCTAACTGTTCTTCTGCTCACTTGAGAGCATTGGAAACATTAAAAGACCAAGACTTAGTTGTTATAGCACAACAATATAACGGAAACGCTTTTACGATAGGTATGTCGAAAGCATTTGCTTTAGAGGACAGTACACTAGGTAATGTTCAAATGAGAGCAAGACTTTCCGCTATCGAAGGTGGTACGGGTGCTGCTCTAGGAGATGAGAATGGTTTGACAGTAACAATTACTGCACAATCAGGAGAGCTTCCAAGAGTATGTGCTAACACTATTACGCTTGATACAGCAGCAGGAACTGCAACTTTATCATAATGATTAACTAAAAAGGAATGGGTTTGGCAAGAAAATTTGTCATTCCCCTTCTTTTTATTATATTTACGCTATGTATAAATCCAAATTAAACAAAGGAACAACATTTTTTAGCGATTTTAAAATTAGTTGGTCTAAAGCAACTCAAGAAGAACTTAAAAAAGTTCACGAATTAGGATATACTAATTTTGTAACAAAAGAAGAAAATGTTGAATCAAAAAAATCAAAATCAAAAGCAAAAAAAGCAAAAAACGAAACCTCAGATAAAGAGTAGTTTCGGTGCTAAGTACGCTTTTGTTAATCTTTCTACTCCGCAAGTTCATAGTGAAGTGAAAGACTTAGATAGATTAAGAGAGGATTGGATGCCTTTTGGAAAAGATAATTTATTTCCTCAATATCTTGCTGAGTTAAAAAGACAATCTTCAACTCACAGGTCTGTTCTAGCACAGAAAACAACCTTTACAACAGGTGGAGGTTTTTCTACGTCAAACGAACAACTAAAGGACTTTATATCAAACGTAAACGCTAACGGAGAGAGTTTAAAGGACTGTTTTAAGAAATTGGCAGATGATTACTATACCTATGGTAATGCCTTCTTAGAGGGTGTTGTTTACGATGGTGGTGTAAACTTCTATCACAAAGACGCTTCTACTGCAAGATTGTCTAAAAACAAAAAACACGTTTACTTTAATCCTGATTGGGCTAACTACAAACGTAATAAAGAGAAAACACAAAGAGTACCTGTTTATCCTGTTATAGCTCAAAGCAGATTTATAATACACTACAAAGATTACGAAAGTACATTTAATTTTTACGGACTTCCTGACTATGTAGCTGCTTTAGAACACATTGCAATAGATTTTGAAATAGG